GGAGGGCGACCCATCGGTCAGGCAAGAGCCGACGTACCACAACCTTAGCCAGGAGGTCACTAGCCTGAGACAGATCAATCGTGGCTAAACGCCACTCAATCGCCATCTCTGCCAGCGCCTGATTCCAGCGTTGGTCGCGGAGGTATACTCCAAATTTGCGCAAACGCGACCGTATCGCAGACCCGATCCCCAATTGTCCGAAGACGTTCAGGGTAGGGCCTTTGGCACAGCCGCGCTTCGAAAGCGCATTTTTGAGAACGGTAAAGAACGAATTCCCCTTGACAACGTGCAGTTTAGGCCGGTACTCGTACCAGGTCTCGCCCATGAGGGCTTCTGCAAATGGGGCAACCCGTTCTGTGCAGGTGACGGTATTGTCGAATTTGTCACTCGACACGCACCCCTCACCCTTCACCCCAACCGTAGCGCCGGGCCCGTGCTTAGTATGCTCGAGGATTTCTCCAAAAGCAGCTTCGTCTAGGGGCCCTAACATCTGAGCGATATGCCTTTCTGCCTTCCTCCACCAGGATGGGAGGTCTACATAGTCGGTGTCGCTCAGGCGCTCATTTGTCTTTCGACAGTGGTCCTCAGCTTCGTAAAACTTGCTGAGAGCTTCGGCCTCGAGGTCAATTTCCAGGGGCAAAACCGCGGATTTGGACATCAGACTCGTTACCAAATAGTCGTCGGCGAAATTGCCGGCGTCCTGGTAATTAGACGGGTTGATGCCTAGTTCCGCAATCTGCATCCACTCTTTCGCATTTGCTAGGAGGTGAACACTTAAGGCCCTAGGAGTATCAATGACCCGAGCGATCGCTTGGGTTACTTGCAGCTCAAGATCCAGTCTCGATGCCTTGGAGGTTGACACAATCATATCTCCTGCGTTGTTGGCTGACCAGAGGTACCACCCTACTCTGGAAATAGGGCTTGAAATACATGATCAATCAGATGCTCCAGACCGTCGGAATCCTGACGGTATAAGCAGCCTGCACCTATTATGATGCCTGCAGCTATCAAGAGCTTTATACCCTTAACCATGGCTAACTGCCAAGGAGGGGCGACCGGTCGGCGATGTACGCTTGCGTGACTGCATGAACAACAGCAGCTCCACATAGCGTGGCAAAGTCGTCCCGTTCCGCCTGGGTCATAAGCTCAGGGAGCACCGCATCTAGGTTCATGCGTGCGACGTCACGAACCTGCACAACGCTGTCGACCGTGACCTCATGGGGCACGTTAAGACGGACGTTGACCCGATCAGTCTTACGCTTCGCATTGGCCAGTGACAGCCCGTACACCAGTGTCTCAGCCCCAGCCGCAGTTGCGGCGAGGGACCGATTCATCAAAGTGACGGTACCGTTCTGTGCCATAGTTGGCGCAAAGACATGATTGGTGGGAGTGGCATCAGCAAGAGTGATGCTTTGCATTGCGGTCATATCGGATATCTCCGAAGGGAGGTGAGGTGTTAACCTCGACCGAGTTGGAAAGATGCGAGGATGGCGGTCAGATCCCTTAACAACCGAGCAGACCCAGAGGGTCTGAAGCCCGGAAGAACGGGAAGTAAATCAAACTGACCGATGACCTCGCGCTGGTAAGAACGCCAATGGATCAGGCCTGGTTCCTCAAGGACCCAGCCCGTAGTCAACCATGACGACGGAACCTGTTCCGAATAAGCGTCCCAGATCTTCTTGGTCGTGATAGTGCCTGCCATTTCGATTACACCGTCCATCGCGTCCAGCGACGAAAGGAAACTTCCCACAGCGACAAACTTGTCGACAAGGAAGGAGAAGGGGACAGAAGCCCAATACGCTTCAAAGGGATTACCCGCCTGATACGCTTGAACCCTTGCGGGATCATATCTTGCGTACACGACGGCCCTCTTCGACGTAATACAGCTGGACTCGTACTTGCCCGTGTAACCAGTCTCGAAACCCGGAACCTTGTCAGTGACTCTACGAGAGAGTGTGACTCGGCGGATCAGAGGCTTAGTCGCGCGGGTGTTCCACGCATCAAGGGCTTCGGAAGCCCCATCCACCATAGGAGACAACCCGAAATCGGCGAGCAACAGGGAGCTTGGAAGCCCCTTCAGCCGCCTCTTCCAGTTCCGCTTCGTCAAACCGTATTTCTTGGCAGTTCTGCCGAAGACGTTACGGTTACGAGGGACTTTCCCCCGAACGACATCGCGGACGCCTCTAATGATGTCCACAACACCTTCGACCCCAGATGCGACCATTTCAACGGTCTCTCTGTACTCGCCAATAAACTCCGCCAGGTTCATGGATTTATCCTTGACGCCTAAGCGAATGCCCGTAACTAGATCGCTGTTTGAAAGCGACACCACGGGTTCTGTAGCACACGGCTCGATGTACTGCTGCTCCCTGGTATAACCGCCGTCAACTGGCACCCATACGGGTGGGTTGGTAGCGTAACACCAGAAGCCGCCGAACGATCGATGCTTCATGAGCTTGAGATATTGGCAAGTCCACACGTACATGGGCCCACGAGCTGTGGGATTCCATATCAGTGGGACGGGTCTGGTCCGACG